CATATACGCAGTCGGGTCGGGAGTAATCGGGCTTATACCATTGGAGTTGGTTACGGACTGGGAAACGGCGGCGGCTTATGGTCAGGTGGTTCAGGGGGTGCAGGAAGCGACGATGAACGAGAGCAGCGGTGATTTTGTGTTCGTTTTGAGCGGCAACCGCATCCACATCGAAACCTAACATGCAACCGTGCAAAATACCCCCTCACAGGGGTAAATTAAAAATTATCAAGAAATTGGCAAAATATTTTACTAAAAACTATTGACAAACGCAGTTTTATATGGTATTATATATACGTAATCAAGGGACGAAACAATCCCGAAACCAAAGGAGACACAAAAATGGACGAAAACGAACAAAAAGTTTATATGGTAAAAGTCGTTGAAATGGATGGCGGCATACCTATGGTACACGTCGAAGTATTCTCAACCAAAGAGAAAGCAAAAGCGTTTTTTGATAGGAGAGTTGCCGATTATAAGTTCATTTTCAATATGGAAAAATATGGTTCAATCGAAGACGAAACGGACGATTTGTTTTCTTGGACGGCTGAAATCGGATTTTGCGACAACACAGTGGAAATCACCATTGACGAATGCGAAGTGAAATAAAGGAGAAGAAATAATGCAACCGAAATACAAAGTTGTTTACAAAATGTGTGGGCAATGGTCGGAACAAAAGTTTAGCAGTCTCGGACTCGCTTACGAATGCGCAAAGAGAACGAACGGTATTGTACTGAATGCAAAAGTGACGGATTAACCGCCACTTTTATTTTGCATAAATAGCCGTGCAAAGGGTATTGCATGAGCGGAACGAATGTGGTATAATACGAACACAAATCATAACCAAAAGGAGACGGTACGGAATGATACCCGATAAGATAAAGGACAAACAGAGCGAATACAAAACAAAGGCGAATGAAGTTGTGTTTACAATGGTAGCCGAAATGCACGTAGCAACAAAAAGATACAGGCAGACGAAAGTTGCGACGATAATACTTTTGGTCGCAGTGCCTATCGTCATCGGATTGCTGATGTTTGCCGTGCTATATAACAGAAGCATTCTGAACTCTGGGCATTATGTGTTTATGGGGTGCTTGGGGGTTGCAATGGCAGTATCAGAGCTATCTCTTGGTGTAACGTTGAGCCAAAGCAAAAAGATATGGTCGGAACGCATGTCCGAAATCATAGTTGTATCGTCGCAGAAAATAACCGAACTCAATGACGAATACAAAGAGGTTGTGTTTGGAGGAGATGTGCCCGTGCAATATAACGACAAGACCGAAACGTCAGAAGAACAGACCGAATAAAAAAGTTTTATTTTTTTTGAGAAATGTTATAAAAACAGTTGACAATCGGAAACCATTGCTATATAATGAAGATACAATAAAGGTTACGAAGAGTAGCCGAAACCAAAGGAGATATGGACAATGAAGAAAGTTGTATTCAATGGCAACGACAAAGACACTATCGAGAAGTTGGAAGAACTTGTAGCGAGCAAGGAATTGGTTAAAGGCGCATATACGAGCGTTATGTTCAAGAGCCAAAAGAAAGCCCTTGCAGCGTACGAAAAGGCGAATGGCGAGACCATTGTCGAAAAGATATCGCAAGGTGTGGTAAGGTTTAATATCGATTACAACAATCTTGCGAGTGTTAAAGAGAAGAGATTGAACGCAGACCCCAGCGAGACGAAACAAGGAAGAGCGTATGGTGAACTTGTAGAAGGTTACGAGAACTTGCTTATCTCTCACAACGAAGCGCACCTTATCAAAGTGTACACAGCGAAGAATGCAACCAACGGCAGATTGAAATCGAAATGGTTTGTCAATGGTGAAGAAGTTACGGATATGGCGGAACTTGAAAAGATAGTTGGTAAGAGCCAAATCGGTGGCAAAGGCGGAGACATCCCTATGATAACCATTCACGCAAGAAACCTTATCTCAATCGGAAGATAAGGCAAGAAAGAACCGAAAGCGGCGAGCGAAAGCCCACCGCTTTTCTTTTAATGCCGCTACCGTGCCGCCAGGCGCGATTTAATGCGGTACTGACCGCAAAGTCGAATAAGTTATCGTCCGACCACTAATCGCGCTTAAAATCGATTACAAAGCGTCAAACCGTAACCGTGCTATATCCGCAGGTGGCTATCGGCTATCGAAAAATATTCTCAAAAAAGTTTTATAAAATGTGCTCAAATCGTTGACAACGCCAAATTATTATGGTATTATGAGTATGCAATCAGGGAAGAACAACCCCCAGGTAGCAATGAACAAAAAGGAGATATATTATGAAAGACATCACAAAAACAGCACTTGACCAAAACAGTATCAGCTACGAGAACTACGTCGTCGACGACGCCATTGTCAAAAACATTTTCGACCACGTTCTCGCTCAGGCGATTCAGGACTTGTACGAAATCTCATACGACATCAAAGAGCTTCAAGAGAGCAATGGCTCGTCTCGTAAAATCAAGTATGCACAAAGAGAACTCAAAGACATTCTCGAATACTTCGACAGCCCGTTCTATACCGCCCACGTCAAGACACCCAAAATGGTATGGTTTAAGTGGGTAGCTTCAATGCTCAAAAAGCCCAGGGCAAACATCGGCGACCTTGTGAACAAAATGTTTATAGTTGCTTGACAACATTCTCAAAGGCGGCGGGACTCGTTCCCGTCGCTTTTATTTTTGCCACAGATAGCACGGTTACGGTATGTGCCGAAACGGGGGCATAAAAATTATTTTGAAAAATTTGAAAATATTTTCAAAAACTATTGACAAACAAAAACAATTGTGATACAATTTAAGTACAGTAAAGGTTGAGAGAGTCAACCGCAACATAAGGAGATATTGCTATGAAAAAGAATAACAAAAAAGTCACACTTTACACCAACGAAATCACCGAAGAAAAAATCGAATATGCAAGACAATATTTGCTTGAAGAAAACGGAGAAGAACCGACAGACAGCGAACTTTGGAATTTTCTCAACGTCGACGACGACATCAATTGGGACGTTTTTGAGCGCGAATACGAGAAGTATTTTAACACAAACAACTTTGTCGTCAAGGCAAGTTTGGGACGTTGGAATGGACGTTTTAACAGCGGTAAGATTTTGACGAGCGGTTGGAGTGATTTTTGCAGAATAATTCGAGACTATGATACCATTGAAATCGTTGACAACAATGGGCATCTCGAAGTCGTCGGACGTCACCATGACGGAACGGACTACTTTGAAATCAGGGAGCTAACTCGTAAAGGCGACGAATATGCAAACGGATACTATTACGACAAGAGCGAACCCGAAGACGCTCAGGCAGTGTGGAACAACTTCCACAGCCGTCTTCCGAGATTGGCGGCGAGAGCGTAACAAAAGCGGCGGCGGAACACCCGCCGTTTTCTTTTGCGATAAGTACCGTGCTATATACCACTCAAAAAAAACTTAAAATATCTTACTAAACCCTATTGACAATTGTTTATGATTGTGATATAATAAGAGTATCAAAAGAAACAAAAGGAGTGTTCAACACTATGGAAAAAATCAACCTTAAACAATTTGCAAAAAGCTACAAGCCCACCGCCGAAGAATGCGAGACCTACAATAAAGTCGATGTGTTTTTCAAACTCGGTGATATTAAGAATGCGTTCAATGGGCATATCAGCTATGCCACATTTGACGACTTGACCGAATACGAACTCGAAACAATTTTGGAAGACTATGACGACTATATCACTGAAAACGGTTATAGCTCAAAAGCGGTTGCCGACATCATCATCAACAACACAAACGGATTCGAAAACAGACTCAAATATATGAATCTCTCAACGGGCGAAGTTATGACCGAAAGAGCAATGCGCAAGCAATTCCGCGACGACTACGACGGCGACGACCCGACCAACTCCCTGACCTGGGAAGAGTACTACAAACGAATCTAATACAGCACCCCACCTGCACTCTCTGTCGGAAACGACAGGGGGTGTTTTTTTGTTGTCACGCGCAAGTACCCACTCGTGGGTATAGCACGGTGACAGGTGAGGAGACATACCCGTGCTATATTGTGTATAAAAATTGCATAAAATATTTTCATAAAAGTATTGACATTCGCAATCGATTATGATATAATAAGAGTATCAAAAGAAACAAAAGGAGTGCTTAACACTATGAAAGAAATCAACCTTAACCACAATGAAACAATCAATGTTGGCGAACTCGATTATGGCAAGACCTACTTCGAAGTCAAACTCGGTCATAAGACGCTCTATTCCTGTGTCGAAAAGTTTTCTTTTGGCGCGACAGTAGACCTTTACGAAGGCAAGATACAACCGAACGGAACGGCTATGAGAGCGGGCAGAAACTATGGCTGGGCAACCATTAAGGAAGATGCAATTCTCAACAAGAGCTTCTTCAAACAGCTCCCACAACTTCACGACGCGATATGGCTTGTACACGAATACAATGATATCGTCAGAATCCCCTAATCTAACCGCGAAATCGAACTCTCTCTGCAACAGCTGCGGAGAGAGTTTTTTGTTATCACACGCGATAACGGTATAGCACGGCTGAGGATATAAAACGGCTACCGTGCTACTGTTTAGTGAGAAAATCTTTTTTGAAAATCTTTTGAAAGGGCATTGACACAACCGTTCATATTTGGTATTATAAGGGCACAAACAAGGGAGCGAAAAGCCCCGCAACTATAAGGAGTAGAGTATGGAAGAACTCACATTTGTAGACACTATCGGCAGCAAAGACCTTGGTTATTTCCAGGGTAAGCAACACGTTCTCGTCATTCAGGAGTACACCGACAAAGACGACAAGAGCATTTACAACGTCAGCATCGAGAAGACGTTTGGCGACGATTCCGAGACGCATACGACCGACCTATTCGAGTCCGAAGACTTCGACGAAGCCAGCTCGTTCTATCGCGAGTTGCTCGACGTCTACGCCTGCGGGTACCTGTCGGGCGCGAAAGACATCGCGGGTGGTATCGCCTAACACAGACCTTAATCGATAATCATAATATTTCCCCCCCAACAGAAGGCGGTTGCAATTGCAGCCGTTTTTCTGTGTTCGTTCTCACTCGAGGGCACAGCACGGTGACGTTAAAAGCGGGTTAGCACGGGCAGTATAGACGCTCGCAAGACCGCGAATATAGCACGGTCATATTGCATAATTATACGAAAAATATTGCATAAATATACAGTTTCGGCGGCGGCTCTTCTCTCAGAATCTGTCGCTTTTTATGAGAAAACCCCGTTGACATAACTGCTCGCTTTTGGTATAATACCCCTGTAATAAGAACAAAAAGGAGTAAATTTTATGCTCGATACGCTTAATTTAATCGAAAATTCAATAAAAATAGGGCTTGTAAATCGCGCTGAGACGAAAAAACTGGTCTCAAGACGGGTTATTTCTCAGCCAAAATTGCGCAAAAATATCGCCGATTTGGTTCAAAGAGCTGTCCAAAAGCTCGTCCGCGGGCTTAATTCTAAGTATAAAACCGCGTTTGTGGTCGATTCTGCGGCTGTTTCTGCCCCGATTATCGCCGAATTTTTGCCCGATTCCACCACCGAACTCGCCCTCCCTGTGTTCCTCCAGGTCACAATCCGCGACGTTTCTGCCCACGCGCTCGTCGATACCGTCGTCGGTCCCACCTCGACAGAGGACGACCTCGCCCCCAAAATCGCCCCGAACACCTTCACCTTTATCAAGGTCGTGGCTATACTCGCCCACCTGTCCGACGACAGAAAAGAAATCGTCAACCTCCAGGTAATCGACCACGAGTAAGTACCCCCGAGCATAGCACGGTTAAAACGCGACGGCTAAATGTTAGCACGGTGCACGGATATGGGATAAGCACGGTCGGTATATGAAGAAAAGAAAGAGCCACACCTATTGGTGTGGTTCTTCTTTTTATTCTCCTTTCCTTTCGAAGATGTTGTCTATCATTCCCTGCGTATTCGTTCCGCCGCCGTTCGCATTCGAGTACGCGTCCGTTCGAGCTTGTCGCGATTGTTCCAGGAATGTTTTCTCTTTCTCTTTCTCCGTCCTGTTCAACGAGTCTCCGTAAAGTTTCTCGATGTACATGTCGGGTGAAATCTCTTCCATATCGTACGCCTTGCCCAAGACTTCCAACTTGTTTTCGAAGCTGTCGTCCGCAAATTCGCTGAACTTCACCGAGATTTTGTAGTCCGAACGCGTTATCTTTCCCGAATCCATGAACTCTTTCGCCATCGTCAACTGCGTCAACAATTCTTTCAATATCTTTGTCTCGCCGTCGATAAGTCCATTGCGTGTGAAGATTGTGACCTTTTCTTTCTCTCTCTGGGCGGCGGCATTGTCTTTCTTCGCAACGTCGATGCCCAAAGTCGCAGGTGACAGAATTCCGTTCAGTATCTGTAGCAGTATCTGCATCGCGTGGTCGTCGTATTGTGAGAACTGTATCGCGGGCTGAGTTATCTGTATCGGCTGTCCGACGCTGATTCCGTCCGCGTTCTTCTGACCTTCGACCATAACGTACTTTCTGTCATAAGATGTCGGCTTTATCGGAAGTCCGTTTTTGTCACGCTCCAAGAACTCTTCATTGAAGTATTCTATCGGTGTGCTCAACCTGACCGCATTCGATGCCTGTGATAATGCCTGGTCCAAATCGTCAAACAAGTCTATCTTACCTGTGAATATGCTCCGTCCGTATCCGCCCTGCTGTGATGTCTGTCCCAACAGTATGCAAGGTACGGCGAACATCTTGTCCATCGGTCCGATTTCGATTCGCTCTGGCGTGTCTTTCAACTCGGGCACTGTTCCCAACGATACCTTCGTCAGATTCGTGTCGCCTCCGCGCGTTCCCACACTCGGTAATTCGAACAGCTCGTTCTCGATTATGAGCACTCGCTCGCCCTTATTATATATTGTACCCGCGCGCGCGCCCGCGTACGTATGTGAGAGACTCGCTTCCGCGTCCGTTTCCGAATCCGTTTCCGCCGCCTTGTACACTATTCTTCGAGTCTCTGCCAACATGTACCGCTTCTTGTCCGTCGTGTAGTAGTCCTTGAAGATGCACCCGACTATCCGTCCGCTCTTGTACACAAAGTCGACATTCTCCGCTCTGTAATACGCCGCCGTCGGGTAGTCACTCACGTCCTTGTCCCAGTTTATCTTCCAGCAGCCCCAGCCTTCAACCAATGTCAGCGGCAACTGTTCGTCTTTGTACGCTTCCTTTAATCCGCTTTCGTCTACGAGCTTCATCAACCCTTCCGTTTCTACGTCGTCTCCCGCTCCCAACATCGGAAACGGCATTATGTTCACCAACGTGTCCACTATGTTCCGCGGTTGCCCACTGTGTGTTCGCTTTATCTGCGCTTCATTGCTCGATATCGCCCAGAAGTAGTTCTTCTTGTTGCGCATGTAAAACGGCTCAAAGTTGAAGTCGATTACGTTCGCTCTCGTGTAGAAGTTCAGCAACTCGTCTCCGTCGCCGTCATACCACACATTGTACTCCTGCAACTTCATCTTCGTCACCGACTCGCTATCGTTGATGAACGTCAATCGGTCGCTGTCGGGCGCGGTGTCATACTTCACCAGCCCCAGCATCTTCAACACACGCTTACGTATGTACTCGCGTATTGTCATTCTTTTTTCTCCTTCTTATTCTTGGAAAGCATTCTATCTATCATATCTTCATATGACCTGTTCTTATATTCGTCTTCGGCGGCGGCACTCGCTTCTCCTTCATAAGGTGCACACAGTAATGCTGTGTCGCCTGGGTCTTCTCCGAACTGCTCTCGATATACTTTCTGCAAATGCTTTTCGTACTCTACGAGCTTTATCAGAATCGGCAACATCAGCCCTATATTCCGCTTCGCCATAGCAAAAAATCTTTTGTCCAAATTGCTCCACTTCTTCAGCCACATCAGTTGCGGCTCGTGTTCGCATTCGGAACAAAAATCGTCCCAGTCCACATACCGCCTTCGGACATTAACCGAATATGGTACTATTAACACGTATGGCTTGCCTTGATATTTGGGACGGTCCGTTCTCGGTCTATACATCAACAGGAACTTCCCCGCTGTGATTTCCATATATGTCTTATCCCCTTGCGGCAGCGCATAATCTAGTACAAGTTTCTCATCTGTTCGAATAATTATGCGCGCGTAAAAGGTGTTTGACTTCGAAGCCGCCGCCATTTCGGCATTAAGCGAATCCAAAAGCATAGCCAAAAAAATGTCCTTTGATTTGATAGGAACAGTATAACACAAAGGGAGAGCGGAGTCAATAGAGTTAGTGAAAATAGGCGAAAAAGTGGGCATTCTCGTCCCTAAAAGCGGCGCGAAAGTATAGCAATACTAAACCGAGAGTATAGTAATAATAAACGAAATACGTACCGTTTATGG